TTGGTGTGTTTCAGCTAAAGTCACACTGCCCTGACCAGGTAAGGGTACGGTCTTGAGCTCCATTTCTCCCGTCTCAGTATTGATTTCCCCTATAAATGTTTCTCCCCCCAATTCTATTCTTCTTGTTATTACTACGGTCATTATACTGGGAGTATTTTAGTTATTTATCGTGAAACTTTGATATGGAATGGCTCTCATTGTTTTGAGTTCCAATGGATATACACGGTATAGATTAGTCATAATCTCCTCCCATGTGTATTTTCTGAACTTACCCCAATGATAGTTCAATCCAATGAATCCCCATCGATAAATTGAGGTCACAGCCACCAACGGAAACCTATCATACTCAATCATAGGCGTCTTGGCTCTGTACTCAAACGTAAAGTACTGTCCTGTGTCAGGAATTACATCTACATCATCATCTAACTTGGTCATAATCTCTATCATCATCTCTTCCTCATCCATCAAAGATTTGATACGATTGACTTCCGTATCATCTTCAAAACGATTGATAGTACTGTTTAGATAGAGTTGTTGTGGATCATCCACGGCCAGGAGGAAGTGCTTTTCTTTGTGGTTGTGCTGCGATCCTTTGTCTTGTAGCACCACCTGGTGGTAAAGCTTTCTGAGGTTCTACTCTTACATTTACATTCTGAACACCCTGATTATCTCTTGAGAGATTGGATTTACCTTGTGGTAATGCTTTTTTCTCAGCACCTGGTCTGATAGCTGGTCTCTGTCTGCTACCAGCCATGGCAGTTGATGCTGGTCTTGCATCAATTTGTTTGTGTTGAGGTGGTTGATTGGCTGCTGCAGTTCTCTGTTGGACCATTGACCTCTTCTCTTTACTTGGTGGTAAAGCTCTTTTCTCAGCACCTGGTGGAAGTTGTTTTTGTTGACTCTTCTGACGATATGTATTTGGTTCTCTTGCAGGTTGTTCTCCTGGGCCATCATTTGTTGGTTTTGGTCTATTCAATCTACCTTTTATTTTATCAACAGCACCTTTACCTAGTTCTCTTGATTTGTTCCAAGCAGCTCTAGCTATACCTGTCTTTGGTCTCTTTTTAAATGTATTAAACTTATTCTCTATATTAGGAGCAGAAGAATTACCACCGGGAGAACCAATGGCTGCCTGAGTATCTGAAGTAGAGTCTTCTTGAAACTGATGAAAAGATTTCATTTGAGATTAATTCTTTCGCTTACGTAACGTGAATAACCAAAGGTGACAGCCAGTCTCAAGAACTCATCAGCGGGCCCGTAGTTGAGCTCCATACTATTTATTTGTTTAGGATATGCATCTATTAATGTATATTGAAGACCCTTCTTGTTCTTACGGGACTTCTTGATGTTCTCAAGATTTGATACATCCTTTTCAAATTTTGTCAGAAAGATTTTAGTTTTATAACCCTCCGCATCACCATAATAACTCATTCTAAAGTTTGCACCAGCTTTATCTCTGTAATCTTCTCTGCTAACAGCTCTACCAATTCCACTCATATAATCGACCCAGTTCTCAAAGAAGACTTGTGTATCGTAGTTATTATCTACAATAAATGACATATCAATACTATTTTCGTATGCTCTTCTATATGGTATTTCTTCTACTACACCCGGATAATCATTTGCAACGGAGTGAGTCAGAAATGATGTACCGGGTGTGGTAGTTCTAATACACCTTAGTTCAATGTCAGCTCCTATATCAGCATAAGATTCTCCCCTGGCTTTCATAAAAGCTTGCACTGCTTTAGGTGGTGCAAATCTCACCAAATAATTATTCGGAGTAGCGACATTCATTATCTTACTCTTAAGTTGTGAAGTCTTAATCGGAGTAGGATTTGGAACTCTCTGAGTGGCCGCCATCTAAATACTTATTATTATTATACTATGTATAACTGATGCCCAGGGATTCTAAGTACCATCAAGGTAGGTTCCACCCTCTGCATCCTGAAAAATATATGGGGGATGTGAGAAACATATGTTATAGAAGTAGTTGGGAACTCCACTTTCTCAAGTGGTGTGACAGGAACGATTCTGTCATAAAGTATGCATCGGAGGAGTTTAGTATTCCTTACGTTCATCCAGTTGATAATAGAGTTCATCGATACTATCCCGATGGTATTGTACAAATAAGACACAAGGATGGTAGGGTATGTCGATATATTATAGAAATTAAACCCGCCAAACAGTGTAAGGAACCAACGAAAAAACCAGGTAAGGTTACGAAGACTTTTATCAGAGAAGCAACAACCTACGCTATCAACCAGGCCAAATGGAATGCTGCAGATGGGTATGCAAAGGATAATGGTATTGAGTTTAAAGTCTTGACTGAAGTTGACCTTGGCATCCCAACACCAAAACGTAAAAAACGCAACTAAATATTATTACTGAAATCTTTATAAGATATTATGCCTTTACCAAAGATTGTTACTCCAACTTATGAACTTGAGTTGCCTTCTACCAAACAGAAGATTAAGTTTAGACCATTCCTAGTTAAGGAAGAGAAGTTATTGGTCCTCGCATTGGAAAGTGAGGATACTAAACACATCACGACGGCCATTAAGACAGTCATAAAAAGTTGTATCTCTACAAGAGGTATCAAGGTAGAGGAATTACCTACTTTTGATATTGAGTTCTTGTTCCTTAATATCAGAGGTAAGTCTGTCGGTGAGGAGGTTGAAGTTAATATCATTGCTCCTGACGATGGTGAGACCTCCATCCCTGTGAAGATTGACCTTGAAGATATTAAAGTTGTTGAGAATCCAAACCACGATAAACAAATTCGTCTTGACGATAGTCTGATGATGGAGATGAAGTATCCTTCTTTGGACCAATTTATTAAGAACAATTTCGACTTTGAAGATAGTAGTGTGGACAGGTCATTTGAACTTATCGCTACCTGTATCGATAAGATTTACAATGAGGAAGAGGTGTGGTCTACTGCAGATGTATCTAAGAAAGAGGTCATCGAGTTCTTAGAGCAGATGAGTTCGGCTCAGTTCAAACAGATTGAAAAGTTCTTTGAGACCATGCCACGACTATCTCATACAGTGGAGATCAAGAACCCTGTCACTAAAGTCAAGAGTACTGTTGTTCTGGAAGGGTTATCTAGTTTTTTCGGGTAGCCCTAGTCCATATGGACCTAGAGAATTACTTTAGGTTAAACTTTGCCCTCATGCAGTACCATAAATATTCATTAACTGAGATTGAAAACATGATGCCCTGGGAAAGGGACATCTATGTTGCTCTACTTCAAGAACACTTAGAGGATGAGGAACAAAAAATGAAGCAAAGGAATGGCTAGGAAGATTGTGAGAGGCCAGGGCCCTGCAAAGGGTAAGAAGGTCGCAAACAAAACTGGTGGTAAGAAGGCAGCTGCTGAGAAGTTGATTCAAGAATTTCAGCAGCAAGGGAAGGATAGTGCTGAGGAACCAGCGGGTCTAGACGAACTGATTAAATCTATTCAAAAAGAAGTAAAGGATAACGATAAGAAGAAGAAAGAAGATAAGAAAAAGATGAGTGCCTTAGTAAAGGTAGTCACTGAAGCTGTAGATAAGAAAGATGATAAGGTTGATAGTTTAGAGATAGAGGATAGAGTATTAGAACTACTTGGTATCGAGGATTACGAAGCTGAGTTAGACTACGAACAATTTGCTACACTCTTAAAAGAATATTTTGTTGCGCAAGGTATTGGTAAGCGTAAGGAAGAGAAGGAAGGTGACACTGAAGCTCTCAAACAAGCACTAAAGAAATCAAAAGGTAAGAAGGGTAAGTTTAACCCAAAGAAAAAGGTAACAGCCTCTGGGTTCAGGGGTGAGAAGAAAACCACACCCACACCCACCCCAAAACCAAAGAAAGTTCAGTCCGATAAGTTACTTCTCTCTGCTGGTGAGACTAGTAGTCCTGACAATATAAAGACAGAGATAGAAGAGGATACTCAACAGCAATTACTTCCTCTCTCCAAATCATTGGAAGAGATAGAGAAGAACCTTCAGAAAATTCTAGAGATTAATAAAAAGAAGCTTGAGTTTGAAAGACAAGCTGCAAGAGATGCTGCCAAGAAGGAAGAGACTGCTGGGTTTAAGAAGACCGAAGCGCAACTAGAAGATAAAACAAAAGCAAAGGTAAAGGATACTGCAGAGAAAAAAATAAAACCTGTCACCAGTATCTTTGATATGATAGGTAACTTCCTTACAAATGTATTGTTGGGAGGTGCTGTACTAGGGTTCCTTAATTTCATTAAAGATCCCGGTAAAGCATTCAAGGGTATCACGGACTTTCTTAACTCCACATTGATACCATTTGTGAATGATATAATTGACTTTGTAAGTACAATCATATTCTTCCCTACCAATACTATTATTGATGGAATTAATGCGGGTTTAAAAGATCTTGAGAATGCACTAAAACAAATTCAAAAGGTTATACCTATACCAAACATCACTTTCCCTAACATTCCACATATAAAAATACCAAATGTTCCTAACATTCCTGCTGGGTTTGGATTGTTTCAGAAACAAGAGGGTGGTGGTGAAGTAATCAATATTAATAACCTTTCTCTGTTTGACGGAGGAGCCATTGATGGTAAGTCAGGTATGAAGATCACTGGGATGGGTAATGACACACAGCTGATTGCTGCTCAACCTGGTGAGATCATGATGAGTAAGAAGGCTGTAGATGCATACGGTGCTGAAAATCTTCTTGCTGCTAACGCCGCTGCAGGTGGGAATAACACACCTAAGTTTGGTAAGGTTCCTGGATTCTCTAATGGTGGTATGGTGAGTGGTGCTCCCTATGATGTCATCATTCCTTTAGATCATACTCGTAAACCGAGATCCATTCCCGACACACCTGGTGGTAATACCTTCACAGCATCCAATCAGACTGGTGCGATGGGTGAGGAGAGGATGGGTCAGGACCCTGCTGTTCGTATCATTGCAGAAAGACTGAGACAACTGGGAGTGAGAACACAGGTTTATACTCCAGAGATGGCAGGTGACTATCAAACCTACGACAATTATATCCGAAGTATGGCAGCGAAGGGTGTCAACATCCTACCCATCCATTTCGATGCAGGTATAGATTATAATCCTAACAGTGCTACCTATGGTAAGCAGGTTGGAACAGGGTTCATGACCATCACTGGTGATAGTGGTGACGCTGCTTTGGCTGACCCTATTGCTGATGTATTGAGAGCATTCCAAGCAGCCAATCCTGAGCTTGGTAATTATGGAGAAAGTACTCAAGATAATTTAACTGTCAACCTGTCTGGCGATACACCAGCAACTCTGATAGAGTTAGGTGTCATGGAATACTGGAGGAAAAAGCATGGTGACGACTTCACAAGCACTCCTAAGTTCAGAACGTTTGCAAACGATGTGGCTGGTGCAATAGCTAAGGGAGTAGGTGTAACTCCTGTACCACCACAAACATCTCAGGCATCGGGCGCACAGGTAACCAGACAAAATGTGCAGATAAAGGTTGAACCACCCGCAACATCACAGGGTAGGCAGACAACTGTACTTCCTGTCCCAACAGGCCAACAAAATGCAACCAGTGCTGCATCAGCAGCTCAAGGTAGAGTACCTTCGTTTAATGCGGAGGATGATAGTAACTATGATATTCTTGTCGTCAAATCAATCTATAATACCGTGGGATAAGATATGGCATTACATATGTTAGCTGCGGGAGCAGTAAAAGGATTGTTGGGAGGAGGGGCCAAGGGTGCAGCTAAAGGTACTGCTAAGAAGTTTGTCACGGGTAAAAATAAGAAGAAGACTGAAGGTAAGCCATCTACAAATAAAAACAGTAAGACACAAGATGTAGGTAGAAAGGCAAAAGTAAAACCTAAGCACCAGAAGGTTCAGACTGTTAAGTTACCTAATAGTGTCTATAAAAATCAGACTGACAGTACCACATCTACACCTGATAAGAAAGTATCGTTTGATTCTCTTGGAAAACAACTAGACAATATTAATAGGACAACCAAGAGTCTGGTTGGGGCGGAGAGAGCAGAGACAAAATCTCGTAAAGAATTAAACAAAGCTGCACGTGCAAAGAGTAAAAGGGATAAACTTGAAGCCAAGGAAGAACAACTTGAGAAGAAGAAAGGTGGTGGAATACTGGGTGGTATCGTAAAGACTGTTGGTAAGGATTTTAATATCTTCGACTTCCTTACAAACATTGCGTTGGGTAGTCTCGCAATGTTGGCAATTAACAACATTGATACTATAACAGACCTTCTTACATCATTGACGGAGAATTTTGCAAATCCGTTCAAGTTTTTGAAGAGTGTTATTGTTGGAGTCTCTACAGTATTTGCTGGTACTATAAGTGGTACCTTCAAAAGGTTGTCACAGGCAGTTAAAGCTTCTGGTAAGTTGGTAAGCAAGATCTTCAAAAAAATCAAACCGGCATTTAAAAAAATGTTTGGTGGTATTGGTAGAGGTTTATTGAATTTTGCCAAGGGTATTGCATCAAAAGCAATGGGTTTGGTGGGTTCTGGAGCGAAGGCTTTAAAGAAGGGTGTCAAGGGTGCTATTGGACCAATTGCATCACAAAAAGCGAAGTCATTAGGTAAGACTACAGCTAAGGCTTCTCGACAAGCTACTAAGAAGGTTTTAGCTAAAAAGGCATTGGGTAAGGGTGCAGCTAGAGTTCTTAAAATTGGTAAGATTTTTAAACGGATCCCTGTCATAGGGGGAATGCTGGGTATTATTATTGATCTCTTACTTGGCGAACCATTAGATCGTGCTGTAGTTGGTGCGGTTGGTGGTGGTATCGGTGCATGGATTGGAGGTGGTATCGGATCACTTGTGTTCCCCTTGGCTGGAACATTTGCTGGCGCTATCCTTGGATCAATGATTGGTGACTGGGCTGGTAAAGCTTTGTATGGGTTGTTGAAAAAGAAAATGGGATTGATACCCTCGGTTAAATCAGAGAAGAAGAAGTATAAAGTTGGTGATAAAGTTATAAAGGATGGTAAGGTAAGATATTTTGATGGGCTTGGGTGGAGTGATAAGCCACCTGCACAGTCAAAGGCTCCAACTACACAACCTACTAATACTCCTTCTACTAGATCTGGAGGAGTTACAAATAGAAATATTCCTCCACATGGAAAGGCTCTTTTAGACGCTATTGCTGGGGCTGAATCCATTGGGTCTGGTTGGGATTCTGTTAAT